TCCGATCTAGCGCCCGCAACAACCGCAACAACCGCAACAGCAGCCCGTAGCGCAAGACGGACGGCCTAGACAAGACCAGTTCGACAGCTACGACGAGTACTTCGACAAGCTGACTGATTGGAAGCTCGAGGCACGGCTGCAGCAGGAGCACACAGCGCAGCAGCAGCGGCACCAGGCCGCGCAGCAGCAAGAGAGATTGACTGGCTGGCAACAACGTGTTGGCCAATTTAAATCGGAAGCACCGGACTTTGAAGACGTACTCGAGTCCGTCGACCACATCAACCTCACACCCGTTTTGCAGCAGGCGATTATGGCGGATGCCCTCGGACCGAAGCTGGCCTACGAGCTGGCACGGCGACCGGAGGACTTCGCCAGGATCGCGAGTCTCGATCCCGTTGGCGCATTAACCGCGCTGGGCGAATTCAAGGCGAGATTAGAACCTGCAAAAACGGCAGCTCCGCAGCAGCTTAGCAACGGCAACGGAGTGAAGCCGGTCAGCCGCGCACCCAACCCGATAAGGCCTGTCGGGCAGGGCGCCGGCGCGACCTCTACCGTTCCCCCGGATCAGATGCCGTTAGGCGACTACATCCGGTGGCGGGAACGCTCCATGAAAGCAGCGCGGGGAAAACACTAACTCCTAAGCCAGCACGGCGCTAAAGCGAAGACGTGCTGAGACACCAAGGACATCCCATTGGCCGGTAACTCTCTCTTAACGATGAGCATGATCACTCGCGAAGCTGCGAGGATCTTAACCAACAATCTCTGCTTTACCAAGCAGATCAGTACCGTCTATTCAGATCAGTTCGCCCGCAGCGGAGCGAAGATCGGCAGCGTACTGAATATCCGCAAGCCACCCAAGTACATCGGTAGAACAGGCCGCGTGTGCGCCGTTGAAGATGTCGTCGAGACGTCAGTACCTCTCGCCTTGACGACGCAGTTCGGTGTGGATCTATCCTTCACGTCAGCCGAGCTCGCGTTATCGATTGACGACTTCAGCAAACGCATTTTGAAGCCCGCAGTCGCGGTAGTCGCGAACAAGATCGACTTCGACATGATGGGCTTGTACACATCGGTTCCGAACGTAGTCGGCACCGCAGGAGTTGTCCCGAACACGCTGCTTACCTATCTGATGGCAGGCGTGGCACTCGACGACAACATGGCGCCCAGAGACAACCAACGTGCCGTTGTTGTGAATCCGATCCAGCAAGCCACAATCGTCGATGCCTTGAAGGGCTTGTTCCAATCAGCCGATCAGATCGAAGACCAATACGAAAAGGGCACGATGGGCATCACGGGCGGCTTCAAGTGGTGCATGGACCAGAACACCCGTGTTCATACTGCAGGCCCCTATGGCGGCGCCCCGATCGTCTCTGGTGGCTCACAAGTAGGCAGCAACCTGCTTGTCTCGGGCTTCACTGCAGCTGCGGCATCTCGCCTGAAGAAGGGCGACATGTTCACCATCACGGGCGTGAACGCCGTCAATGGACAGAACCATCAGGACCTCGGGTATCTCCGCACCTTCACCGTAACCTCAGACGTGAGCTCGGCAGCGGACGGCACGGCAACCATCCCGATCTATCCGCCGATTGTCGCGACCGGAGCCACCCAGACCGTGACCGCTTCCCCGGCCGGTGGCGCACCGCTCACCATGACCTTCGCCGCCAACTCGAAGACCGCGCAGGCGCTCGCGTTCCACAAGGATGCGTTTACCTATGCCACGGCTGATCTACCCCTGCCCGATGGCGTGGACATGGCTTCCCGTGTCAGCGACGACCAACTCGGCGTCTCGGTCAGGATGATTCGTCAATACACAATTTGTGACGATGCGTGGCCTACACGTCTGGACGTTTTGTACGGCATCGCTCCTGTCTACCCGGAATTGGCTTGCAGGATAATCAGCTAGTACCATAACCTATAGTAATAGCAGTACGTTACACTCATCATGATACTATCCATGTATGGATGGTAGAACGTGCGAGGTGTGTGGTGCAACTTATTATAGGGGAACCCGTGGGCCGAAAGAGTTCAGTGAATCGAAATACTGTTCTCAAAAGTGCGTTGGGAGGGCTAAGCAAGAAGCAGCCCTCAAACGCAGGATGGCGCTTATAAAGCAGTGCCGTGAATGTGGCCAGTCCTATAGTCTTTACGAGAGAAAAGGCTATAGCAACAGCTCATTCGAGAACAGCAGGTATTGCTCGAAACACTGCTCGAATCATGGTCGGCAACGGACCATCGATGGCTTATATTCACAGATCAAGATCGATCAGTTGACCGGGTGTCATGTTTGGACGGGCAGGCTTCATGACGGTTATGGGTATGTTCGCTTCAAGCGACATAAACAGTTCCTTCACAGAATCCTCTGGGAACACACGCATGGCCCTATTCCGGAAGATCTACAGGTCGATCATCTCTGCAAGAATACGGCCTGCTGCAATATCGAGCATCTCCGGGTGGTTACCCCACGAGTAAACGCTCTCGCGAGTAACTGCCCCGCAGCAATCAACGCACGCAAGGATCAATGCTCGAAATGCGGTGGGGAATTCAGTAGACAAAAAAACGGTCGTCGTTATTGCCAGCCGTGCAGGGCTGCACACCACAGAGAATATGTACGGAGACGGCGACAAGACCCAGAATATCGACGCAAACTTAACGAGGCTCAGAATCGCCGGCATAATTTTCGCTACGCGAATGACCCGGAATTTAGGGCCGCCAGGATCACCTCGACGGCGAGGTGGAAACAGAACAAGTTAACCAAGAAAGATAAAGGTGATTAAAAATGCCCCAGGATTTCGACGGAACCTTGCAACTCGATCAGACCGGGTTCGCATACAGCGGCGCCGGTGGTCCTTTTCAAATACAGACGTGGCCTCGGTATGCATATCACGCGACTGAGGCTCCCAAGGTAGTCAGCAACAAGGAAGAGTTTGATGCCATTCAACCTGATGGCTGGAGCCTCCAGTACCAGCATAAGGACTACCCCAAGATGATGTTCGCCCCGAACGGCGACACGGTCACAGTCAACAACCCCGAAGAGGAAACGGCACAAGCCAGCGCCGAAGGTGGACCATGGGCCGATGCGCCGCACGGCTCGACCGATCCGATGTCGAACCGCTCCCGCACCGGCAACTTTACGCTGCAGGAGAAAGCGGACGCGATCCGCGACGGTCGCCGGTTATCGCTCGACTACGTCCAGCTCAACCAGTCCCTCGACTGCCACGCCGATAACGCACCGATGCGGGCCATCAGCCCGCAGGACGTGCCACGCCCCCAGTTCAAGCCGGTCGAGACACCGGAGCAGATCGAGAAACGGCGCGAACGGGAAGACGAAGAGCGCCGGCAACGTGGCGAACACGTCGAGCACACGAGCGCTAAAGCAAAGAGCGACGAAAAGAAAAACAAATAACCGATTAGCACGCGAGGAAGGACAACTATGCCAACTGTGCAGGAATTCGTAAACAGTACGTTACGCCTGATTCGCGTGCTCGATTCCGGCGAGACGCCCACCGCAACCGAATCGGATAACGCGCTCACCGCTCTGAACCAGATGATCGGCAGCTGGTCAGCCGCGGGCGTGCCGATCTACCAGGAGAGCAAGGACACGATAGCGCTAACCGGCGCATCCCTTTATCCGTTGTCTTTCCGGCCTGTGAGGATTACAGCCGCTCATGTCACTTATTCGGGCATCAGTTTCCCAGTGGCTATCGTTCCCTCGCAGCAGTGGATACTCCCGAAGGACCGCACAGCCACGAGCAAGTTTGCAAAAGAGCTCTACTACGATGGCACGTTCCCAACCGGGAATGTCTATCTTTGGCCGATTGTGCAATCCGGATCGTCGCTCGAGTTGTTCTCGCTGAAGCCGCTGGCGCAGTTCGCTTCGCTTGGCGATACGATCAACCTGCCCTCGGGCTATGAGCAGGCGTTGCGCTATGGCTTAGCCGGCGTGCTGGCGCCGGAGTACGGCTCGGCCTTACCGGCGGAATACCAGCAGCAGGCAGCGCAAGCCACATCCGCCATTGCCGCTATGAACACCGCTACGCTCGGGCAGGGCGCGCCGCCATCCGCAGTCCCCGCAGCTTCATAAAGGAAGATCTTCGATGACTACTACCAACGGTGATTGTGTCTCGTTGATGCAGGGGACGCTCGTTCGTCCCGTGGCGAGGTATCCCTCGAGTATCGCGACCGATCCATCCCTCAAGGTGGCCGCGAACCGCGTGCAGACCACGCTCCGGGGCTCGATCTCGACCGGCGACACGCTCATCACGGTCAGCGATGCCTCGCGCCTTGTGCCGGAGATGCTGCTATCCGCGGACAGCGAGATATTGAGTATCTCTTCAATATCCGGTAACAACCTCACCGTCGTCCGGGGTTTCGACGGCACACAGCCCGCATGCCACTCTTCCGGCACCACGATGCGCGTGGAGGTCGACGCATGGCACCACAATGCTCTGGCGGCCGAGATCACCGCTATCGAGCAGACGCTCGGCCCGAACCTGTCGAACATCACCGGAGCGGTCAGCAGCGGACTGGTATCGACCTTGTACGCCTGGCAGCAGCAGGGCAGCGGGAACCTCAGCCCCGGCGCCAATGTCATCACGTTGACCCCGGTCCCCCGCGGCGTCAGCGGAACGAACGTCGAGCACTGGGTCTATATCTCGAACGGGACCGGGGCCGCGGAAGCGTGCCTGATCACGGGCGGGACTGCGGTATCGGGCGCGGCTTCGGGAACGATCATCGTCACCTGCGCCAACGCGCACTCGGGAGCCTGGACGGTGGGCACGGCAACCGCCGGCATCCAGGAAGCTCTCTGGGTGGGGCTCTCCTACTCCGCGGTATTCGTCCCCGCCGGCATCCACCAGCTCTATGCGACGGTCTGGGTGAACGATCACCAGACGCTGTTCGGGGCGGGACGGGGCGCAACCCAGCTCTACTTCAACACGCAGAACCGCGACGGGATCATGGTGGGACGAGGCCCGGCCATCGGCAGCATCACGATCCGGGACCTTTTTATCGGGGGCCGGATCAGTTCCACAGCTTCCGGTTACGCTCTCAGGCTCCGGAACTGCTCGCTGACATTGCTCGCCAACATCCACTTTCAGGGCTTCTGGTCGGGCCTGCACATCACCGAAGGCTCGTCCTTCTGCAACGTGACCCAGTGCCACTTCGACGGGCTCGGCGGCGCCTCGATTGCGACCGCGATGGGGATTAACATCGACAGCGGCGGGGCCGGGATCTACATGAACAGCCTCGAGCTGATCGGGTATGCCTCGGGACCGCAGTACCGCGCCGGCATCCGGGTGCGATATATCGGCACGGTCGAAATCTGCACCGCCGATATCCTGCACTGTGGCAGCGGCCTCATGTTCGACCCCGGAGCGGGACAACTGATTATCTGGTGCTTCTTCACGAATGTGACGTGCGATGCAGGCGACCTGCACGGCATCGAGATTGCGCCTACCAACGGCGGGGATATCTGCGGCCTGAACTTTACCGGCTGCTGGTCTTCGTCCAATTCGCGCAAAGGAGTGTACGCCAACAAGGGGACCGGAGGGCGGCTCACCGGCCTCTCCTTCGTCAACCACATGGCGGTAGCGAATCGGGAGGAAGGGTTTGCGCTGATCGGCGCCAAAGACGTGACGATCAGCGCGTCGGCGGTAACCGAAAGCGGAAGCCCGCCCACGGCTACCAACACACAGCCGGGATTGTATGCCTCGAACTGCGCCGGTTTGTCAGTCACCGGGAGCCGGCTCGGAGCGGCCTTTCAGTCGCCTACAGGCAACACCCAGAACTGGGGCATGGTGATCGACACCGGCAACACCGACTTTATCGTCGAGGGCAACAACCTGCGCGGCAATCTGTCGGGGGCGCTGCAGAACCTGAGCGCCAGCACGTCCAATATCGTCCGCAACAACCTCGGCATCGATGAGCCGGGGGCGGCATTGGCATCCACCTCGGCTCTGACCCTGACCAACTCCGTGCACCACGTCACAGGTACGGCGTCAATTGACTTCGTCGGAGGGCCGGGAGCGGCAGGCGGGGCGGTGCGCCTGATAGCGGACGGGGCCTGGAGACTGACAGCGGCGGGCAATATCGGTGCAGCGATCACGATGACGCCGGGAACGTCGATCACGCTGTGGTACGACCTGCCAACAGCCCGGTGGTATCCGAATAATTAGCGGGGTTCGGCGATCACGTCAATGTGGTCGCGTCCTTCGCACCGCTCGAGGATCGACTCTATGGTGTTGATATCGGGCTCTCCGGTCACGGACACTTTGTAGCCCCAGGATATAAACCTCTCGAGGTACTCCCGTCCAGTAACGCGGGAGTTGGCGAGCAGGCCCGCGGGCGAGAACTCGCTCAGGATAAGCGGCCGGCTGCGCTCGATAATGCGGACTGCTCCGGAGAGCGCTTTTGATTCGTGCCCTTCGACGTCGATCTTGATCAGCGACACGGCGGCATCGTCGGGTAAGCAGGTATCGACGCGCACCGTGGGCGCATACCCTGCCGATAGAGCAGCCTCGGGATTGTCGGGGAGTTCGCCCACCGCCCCATTGGTGAAGGTCCATCCGAAGGAGAGCGTTCCCGCCTGGTCGGAAGATGCGGCGGCAATGACGTGGAGTTTGTCGAACCTGTTCATGGCACGGCTCGCCATCAGCAGTTGCACGTTGCGCTCGAGCGGCTCAAACGCATACACGGTAGCGCCGAGAGAGCAGGCTAGCAGGGAGAAGTAGCCGCAGTTGGCGCCGATATCGATGACAACACTGCCGGGGCGTACGGCTTCTTGAAATACGGCCGAGACTTCCGGTTCGTACCCGTCCGGGGTGATATTCGGGGCGATCAATTGGTCGCCGGCATCGACATAGATCGCGAGGTTGTCTTTCAGCCGGATCAGTTTTGCGTCCGTATTGCCTGTCAGCATCCCGCGGCGGCGGAACTCGAGCGATTGCAGATAGCTCCCCACCACGTATTCGAGTTCGCAGCCGGCCAGGGAGAAATGGCCTTCGACCTCTTCGGGATTGGGGGAACGGCCCAGCAGCAGCCGGAAACAGGCTGTTATGTCTTCACGGGTGGCACGCATAAGAAGTGGTAACGGGCTTAACGTACCCGCTGTGATGGGCGCAACCCCGAAACGCTCTAGCTTCATGCGGAGAGGCACTCGGCAGAGATCAAGGCTCCAGTTTTCTCAACCGCGCTTCGAGGTTATCTAAGCGCTTGTCGCGTTTTGCCATCAACACATCAATATCCTCGGACCAGTTATTCAACCGCACAAGGTTGGTTTGGCCGGAACGCAGCCATCCGCCTTGCCGGTCCAACCGTGATTGGATCGCCTCTAAATGGTCTGCCAGACTGTTTGTCAACTCGATGATCAGGGTTTCAAGATGTTGAATATCCGCCTTGGTGGCAGGCGGGTTGGGATTGTCGGGCAAATTGTTTCTCCTAGCCGTGTTGCAAACGGCTGATTCCATCCTAACAACTCAGCAATAGTACTCTCGGCCCAATTATGTCTCTCTGGAACAGTACCCTCTGGAACCAATCGCTCTGGAACGGCGGAAGCAGCGGCGGCGGGATCGGCAGCGTCACCGCACGCCGGCTGATCTACGATGCTTACCGCGCCTTAGGCGTATTGCGTCCCGGCCAGCAGACCAGCCCCGAAGGGCATGAGGACGCATTCGGCCTGCTCAACGACATGGTCGATAGCTGGAACACCGAATCGCTTATGATCCCGGCGCTGCAGCGCGGTGTGTATCCGCTGACGGCGGGCGTCAGTTCGTACACGCTGGGACCAGGCGGGACGCTCAGCGGGGACCGGCCGCAGCGGGTGATGAGCGCGGCGTTGGTAGCGTGCGATTGCGGGTGCGGATGCGCGGACGGCA